TGATGAAACAACTGGTATGCCAAAGCTGTCTCTACGGAATCATCATCTCTAGCTTTGGAATCATCTTCAATTACCGAGCGATTAAAGATCAACCGATGTTGATTCATCACTGGCTCAAGAGCGTTAATAATTCTTCTCTCCTTTTGGATGTTGCTCCTGGTCGCTTCAATCGTGCAGGGGTAAACCTCTCTGAGGTAAGGCTGTAATAGATTTTCCATCATGCCCTGACCAAACTGATCTTCCAAGAGAATCAGTTTTACTTTTCTACGTTTAGCTGCTTCTGCTATTCCTCTTAAGACAGGTTCGGTATAACCTTCACGGAAGGAACCCACTTCCAATACAAATAAATTTCCATTGAGATGA